GGGTAACACTGGGTGTTCAAGCCCCGGACGTCCCCTTCGTCTAGCGGCCTAGGACATCGGCCTCTCACGCCGAAAACACGGGTTCGAGTCCCGTAGGGGACGCCATTTTTTATAACTTATTGTAATCAAACAATTTATAGTGGCTTCTGGGCCTCTATACCACCAATGTTTTCCACCAATATCTGCCCGTTTCTATTGATATGTTACATTATAACATTTATATTTGAATTGCTGGGGATGGTATTAGTGGAGGCTTTCAAAATGGCCACAAAAAATCTTTGCCCGAAGCAGCAGCGTTTCGTCGAAGAATATCTCCTAGATTTGAACGCCACTCAGGCTGCCGTCAGAGCTGGATATAGCAAAAAGACGGCGCGAGCTATTGCATCTGAAAACCTGGCAAAACCTAACATTCAGGAAGCTGTCGCGAAGGCCAAACAAGAGCGCTCCGAGGCCACAAAGGTCGACGCCAAATGGGTGCTCAAGCAGGCCGTCGAACTTCATCAGCGTTGTATGCAGGAGATACGACCTGTCCGAAACCCTAAGACGCGAGAGCAGGTATACGACGACAATGGCAACGCTTTATTCGCTTTCAACGCCGCCGCTGCAAATCGCTCCCTGGAAATAATCGGGAAGCACGTTGAGGTCGCGGCATTCAAGGATCGGCTTGAAGTCAGCGGCGAGCAAAGTCTGGCCGAAAGGATCCGGGCGGCGAAGGCGTATTCGCGTCGAGCTGATGAGATCCCCGGAACGGAATAGTGGTATCCACGTGATACTACTACTATGGCCCCCCAAATTTGTCACACATGAGCCATATCTCTTTAAAAAAAAGACCTGAAGTGTGACAAACGGGGTGTTGATTTAGGTAAAAAAGGGTCCACCGTGACCTAGATTTTGGCGGGTCTGGCGTGGCGAGGAATTCGCTTCGGTGGCCTCTCATATCCGGTCGTCGGGCGGGTAGATTTCCGGTGTCGATGCTGGGCACGCTGGTAGACATCTTCAAAGACAGCAGGATCGAGGCCGTAGCGCCACTCCCGGTCCTCGCCCTTCCGCACTTGCTTTCCCTTGGCCTTCAACCCCAGCTTTTTCAAAATATGGTTGACGAACTTCACGGCGTGCTTGGGGCGTCTGCCGTGGACCACGTGACCCACACCCAACCAGTCCATGTAGGTCGGCGTCTCCATAACCAGATGGACCACATTTTCAGCTTCGGCCTTGCCGTATGTGCCGATGCCCTTCAGCAGGTCCAACCCCAAGGGAGCCAGGATGAGAGGCAAATGACGGGCCTTGGCGCTCTCCCGCAAAGCCCAATCGCCCTGATAGGTACTAGGATCGTATGGCGTGACAATGCCTGCGGCCAATTCGAAGTCCTTGAGCCGCCTCAGCCCGCGACCGTAATCATAGAATTCCACGTCGGCGGTGGTCAGGTTTTCGAGTTTGAGCGCGTCCTTGATTTTAAACCGCTCTATTTCGGCAGCCTTGGTAGGGGTTAATTTATTCCGCTTCAACTCTTCGTACTCGTGCTTCTCAATATCCTTCGCGTCGAGAATACCCTCAATCCATTTGGCAGTCGCCGCCGCATCGGCACTCTTGATCGAAGCATCGTCGTAATCTTCGCCATCAGCCACCAGCCTCTCGATGTGGAACCCGCTGGTTTCAAGGAGGTACAGCATGTTGCGGGCGAAGTTGTTGCAGCCCTTCGCTTTCCAGCCGTCAATGTGATCCTTCAAGAGTTCCAGTTCGCTGGTTTCAGTGCCGATGCTAAAATCCTTTCTGGCCATCTCTCGCCCGAAAGTTCGGCTGGCGCTGTCTTCGTTCTCGCGAGGCGGGTTCATGTCAAAAGACAAGTGCCAATGTTTCAACTTCCTGGCTCGCCGCATCATCTGGATAGCATCAGAAGGAGCGACGACGCCGTAGAACAGGCCGTACCCACTGTCGAAATGATCCACCTCGATGGAGATACCAGATGATATGGTTGGCGAATGGATCAAGATGTCGTACTCGACACATTGGCCGTTCGGGTCTTCGGTGAATTTCGTCTGCCGTTCGCCGTCTGCGTTCCCCCGGTGGACACTAAGACACCGCACGTCGGGCCGCTCCTTCGCAATCAGTTCCTCCAGCTTCGCCGCCTTCTTTTTGCTGTCGGTCGCGACGATCAAATGCTTCTCGGCGTCCAGGTCGCTAATGATAGCGCCCATTGCCACATCAGCCGCCTTCCTGCCCTGCTGGAACGTGCAATGCAGCGCTGAGTTGTCGGGTTTGATCTCGTAGATGCGGAAGGGCTTGTCAGGACGGCAGTGTGTTAGCCACTCGATGTCGCGATCGGACAGGTCGGCATCCGATATAATTAGACGTTTGGCATTGCTGACCATCTCCTTGAACTGAGCGTACAATTGTTTTTTGTCCTTTACGGCATCTCCCACTATGTGGGTTAGCACCTGGCTAAATTCGTCGATGAAGACGTTCTCGGCAGTTGCACAATAATCCTTCAGTTCGGGGGCAATGATAGAGTTTACACAAACTGCCAGCCCCTGCTCCGTAACTCGCTCGTGGTAGCTGTCCAAGCCCAATCGCTTACCCAACTCGTCCACGAGCGATATCCGGTGACAGGTGGCTACGAATTTCTCTCCGTCGACCTTCGCATCGTCAGCAAACAAAGTGCCTACGTCCTTGGTCTTCCCGATACCGTGTGGTGCCTTCAGAATAATAACTCCCGGCATTAGCTTGCCCGTGATTGACCAGATATTGTGCTTAGGCCGTATCTTCATTTCGTGGTGTTTGATCTCCTTGTAGCGGTGGTTGTCGAAGTTCGCTTGGTCCAGTTCGGTGATAGCGGCTGTGATGGCCGTCAGTTCGGCAGCCAGCTTGCGGTGTCTGTCGGTATGCGTGGCGATGTAGTCGGCAACGCCCTCAACCTCGCTCGTCCTACTGGTGATCTTCTCGGCCAACTCGGCGGCACTGTAGGCGCACGGAATGTTGCCAGCAAAACGGTTGATGATGGCCCTGGCGACACCCGACGAATAATCGCTCTTCTCCAGCAGCGCCAAGCTATCCTTCAGGCTCTTGCCTTCGAGGTCCACTCCTTGAGCGACGCCCACGTCCCTTGGCAGGTCCGCTGCATCAAGCCCCATGATGCGCAGGTTGGTGCCGCCGTGGAGAAATGAATGAATGTGCGGCCCCACCCTGCCACCGAGGAACAAAATGGCTCGCGTGTTAGTATCTTCCACCGGGTCTTCAATATACTCACCATGAAGCCCGCGCTTTACCATCTCGCGGATCGTCATGCGCTCGCGAACCTTAGGTTGGCCTACCCAAATATCAAGCGCCTCGTCGGCATCGATCTCGCCTCGATCCCCGTCTTCAAGTCGTTTGATGATGTCCGCTACATTCTCGCCGGTCTTCTCCGCAAGCTTGGCAGCATACTCACGGCGTTTAGGCTCTTGCTCTGGCTTAAGACGCTGGCGTTCGGCATTGACCAGCCGTTGATACTTGGCTTCCTCTTCAGGCAGCAGATCGTGCAGAAGGGTTGTGTCGAGGCAGCCGCCATGACGATACTCGGGATCGGGCCTTTGCTGGGTGAGGCCATCCTTGAGGACAGCGCCAGCAACGAAATCACAACGCTCAGGCTGGAACACCGAGGCGTCGATAGCGCCCCGCTTCAGAAAACTGCCCACCGTAGACAGCATACCGTGCCCGTAGCCCTTGAGCCAAAGGCGCTTGAACAGCATCTCACCGAAGCGAGGTATGTCGCCACCGTCAATCGCAACGAAGTACAGGTGGAAACCGGGCTTGCCAGTGGTGCTCTTCAATTCGTCGCCCTGATACACCTTGGAGGACGTTGACAGCGCGGCAACAGTGGCAGCAGAAGCGAAGCCGGGGATGACATCGCGATCTATCGCGGCGATCAATTCATTCGGCGTGAATTCGTGCCCATGGTCGGGGTTGGGATCGTAGTCGAGCATCGCCAGCCCAGGACCGGCGGGATACCGGAAGAACTCTCGGCTGCGGCTTATGGTACCGCCGCCATCCTTGCGGCGGGCTTTAGGAATAACGCGCAGGGGTCCCTTGTCGGCCTGGCTGTCATGTACCACGCCATGTACCAAGCATTGGTTCGTGCCGAGCGATGCCATGAACGCAGGTAATTCAGACAGCTGCATTCGCACTGTCTCGATCCGTCCCGAGCCTGCGTTCTGCGGTGCCGTTTTTAAAAGGTTGCCGTCGTCGTCGAGGCAAAGGGCCTTTGTTAAGCGCATGTGCTCAGGAGCCGTGAAAAGGCTGAAGACCGCCATGGGTTGGTTGTTCTTACCGCGCATAGACTATGCCCTCGACGGGCGAGCCGAAGGTTTCCTGGTTGATATAATTAATACCCCGATCCAATTCGAGTATGCGTTCACGCTATCATGTTTTTGATCGACTACGCAGCGCAGGCTACTACAGAGGCCATGCGGTAGCTCATTGGTACGCAGAAGAAGAATGCGGTATCCTCAGCCCCATGAGTTCATCTAAGAGCAATATCGAAGTTGTCGCCCGTGACATCTGTTTGAAGCAGCTTTCACGTGTCGCCGTTAGCGGCGAGGAACTCGCAACCGACATTGACCGCTATTGGCACTGTGTCGCGGCGGAATTGGAGGCCGGTCAGATCGACGAGGCGGGTAATTCGGGAAAGCACTGCCGTCTCGAAGAGGGTCTGGTGGCCTATCGCGATTGGTGCCAACGACACCCCGAAAGCATGGGGGCATAAGTCCTCGAACTTCCGGACAACGGTGTCCAGCATCTTTCTAAACCCAAGCCGCTCATCATTAGGTGCTTTCCCGCTCCCCACCGGCAGTGCAATCAGCCCCCGCCCAGGCGAGGAGCAAACTCTTTTCCTCAGAAGCGACCTGCCTGGCCACGTTTCAGCGCGGCCTGGACGGTACTGGTCGATACACTCAGTGCGCCAGCAATCTTTCGGATCGACATGCCCGCGTCTCGCAATGAAACAATTTCGGCTTGATGCTTCACCTTGTCTTTGGTGGTTCCCTCGGGCCGTCCCAGCTTTTTACCTTCCGCCTTGGCCCTGGCTAGACCGGCATTGATCCGCTCGCGGATACGTTCCCGTTCAAACTCGCCGATGGCCCCGACGATATGAAAGAACAAGCGCCCGCTGGCGGTGCCTGTATCGATAGCATCTTTGTGCACGTACAGGTCTATACCGAGTTCCTGAAAATGGTCGGTGATGCTAATCAGGTCCCTGAGTGATCTCCCTAGCCGCGACAAATCCCACACCAAGAGTTTCTTGAAGCGCCGACGCGTTGCGTCCTCCATCATGCGATTGAGTTCGGGGCGGCCATTTCGGCCTTTAGCTCCGCTGACGCCCTTGTCTTGGTAAACCTCGACAATCTTCCATCCGGCCTGCTTGGCCATGGCTTCCAGTTCGCGCTTCTGATTACCAACACTCTGGCCACCGGTAGATACCCTGAGGTACAGGGCTACCCGCGTAACCTTTTTAGCATTCATGTTCATTCTCCTTGGCTAGTTCCGATGGCACCGTACCTTTATGTATCGAATTATTCAATTGATTTTTTCAATACTTTTATGCAGATGCCTAGCCCACGCTTTCCAAGGGTTTCCGGGGCATGAATTTGAGAGGGATTAATTCGCTACGGTTAGCTCTGTTTGATGCACCACTGACACCGGGAAAAAGGATATCACGTGATATCCTTTTCGATGTCCCTCGGCCTGCTTCAGCCCTGCCCTGGCTTCCTCGTGGCACTCATCCGCCAGCCAGGGCACAGTAAACTAAGCAATGCCACGGCTCGTCCTGGTTCAACGATGGGGGTGGGGGCCTTCGAGAGATCGACTTTGGGGGCGGGGTACCCCCGGATCGCCTGAGTAGGCCTTAGATGGTCGCAAGGGAATTTTGGTTATTTCAAAAATAACCAAAGATAAAACTGGCCGAATTCGGAACCGCTCTGAATGTCCGCTTTCGGGGGTAAAGCGGAAGTTTTTTAGGGTGTGCGAAAGAGTCCACTAATAGCCAATAGCGGACATTGCGCGGTCGTGTTCCGCCCGCAGATCCGTACGCCGGTTTCAAATCGCGGGCCGCTGTGTTAAGTTGCACATGGGCAAGCCTACTAAACGAAATTTTTAACCCGCACCACGCCTTCGCAGCAATGTGTTGGAATGGTGTTTCGCGCGCCGTGTTTCCGGGTGAATCATTTGCGACCTGTGCAAGCCATATAGTGGCACGCAAAAAACGTGACTGGGGAAAGATCCATGCCGGGCGAGACCGCCTTTGAGGAGATCAATGAAGCCAAAGTCAACATGGATCACATTTATGATCAGCGTGACCCACGGGCTTATTTCCGCGAGCTGAAAAAACTTGGCTATGCCCTTCCCGGCGGCGCCAAACCGATCTTCCAGAAACTGATTGCCTACCTGCAGCGCCGCGGAAACGACTCCGTTCACGTGCTCGACTTGGGCTGTTCGTATGGTGTTAACGCGGCGCTGTTGAAACACGATCTGTCGATGCCCGAACTCTATGAACATTGGGGCCAGCAAGATCTTGTCGGGGCCGCACCCGAAGACGTCGTCGCGTACGACCGGCGTTTTTTTGGCGATCTTGACGAACAAGAGGACATCTCGGTGACCGGTCTCGACCAAGCCGAATCCGCCATTGCATTCGCCGAGGAGTTAGGTCTGCTGGACGAGGGCCTCGTCCTCAATCTCGAAACGGAACCGCTGCCCGAAGCGGCGATGGAGATTTTGGCACAGGTCGATCTGGTAACATCGACCGGGTGCGTCGGCTATCTGACCGAAAAGAGCTTCGAACGTCTGTTTCCCGCCGTGACGCAGGGACGGTTGCCATGGATGGGCAATTTCGTGCTGCGGATGTTCCCGTTCGACGCGATCGAGGAGACCCTGGCCGATTGGGGCTATGTGACCGAGAAGCTCGAAGGCCGAACCTTTGTTCAACGCAACTTCGCTTCGGCTGGTGAGCAGGAGCAAGTACTCGAACAACTGTGCGATGGAGGTATCGACCCGACCGGCAAGGAGACCGAGGGCCAACTTCTCGCTGAGTTCCATCTGTCCCGCCCGATGAAGGATGCGGCTGAAGTACCGATCGAACGCTTGCTTCAAGCCTGAATACGTTGTTCGGCAATGTCCGCTTTGGGTCAAAAGCAGACATTTAACGACTACCTTCCGAATGTCCGCTTTCGGGGGTAAAGCGGACATTGGCGGTGACGAGCTACGATTTTTCCAGATTGAAGAAGGGCACTCCCACGCGATGGTAGGGGGGGGCTTCGTCGTTACCCGTCTAGGAGGCTCCAGCCTAAAAATTGGCGGGGCCTATTTTTTCGGGGCCGCGCACTGATCAGTATTCGGGAAGCCATTTTTCAAACGGTGCGGGATTTATACCGGTGGGCACATACCATTTTTTCTTTTCTGGGTCCCACCTGCCCCCAATCGCTTTACACGCGTCTTTCTCATCGTATGGGCAATTCAAATAGGTGCGTTGAGAATTGTCTTGTGGTGAATGCTTCATGTACATGGACTAAAACCCTGCGATGGACCGAGGTTGGAAACAGACTAGTTCATCAGTGTTATCTGATAAAGCACAGTCCAATGGCTCTGGTGCCTTTTTGGAACGGGGAATTTTGGTGGCGGTGAAGGTCGCCACCCGATACCGACCGCTTCTAACCAAAAGCAGATATTCAGGATTTACTCGTGATCGGGAACAGCCGTCACTCCATTGGCACCGCGAGGCCTTGCAGGCCATTGACTTCTCCAGAATAACTTCTACATACCCCGCATACGTATTGCATTTGTTATGTGTTATCTGAATAACCGGTATCAGTTACCTCAATAACCGGTTCGCCGATTAGCTTAGTTATCCCCTGACAATGTGAGCGTTAAAACGACCGCGCCGCCACATGGTGTGAGGCGCGGAATCAACACTCCTGTTAGAGGAAATAACTATGACTACTGGTACTGTAAAATGGTTCAACCCTGCCAAGGGGTTCGGATTCATCGAGCCCGAAGACGGCTCAACAGACGCATTCGTCCACATTTCGGCCGTAGAGCGCGCCGGAATGGGCACGCTTAGCGAAGGGCAGAAGATCTCCTATGATCTTCAACCCGGACAGAACGGCAAATCTTCGGCCGAGAACCTAAAGGAAGTATCCGACGATGCGGGTGATGACGCCAGC